ATGTGTGCCTTCCACTCGCTCCAACTACTGCGACCAGTGTTTGTGGCGAGCAAGGATTGATAGGAGTTTGCCAGCTTTCTTGGTGCGCCTGGAAGTCTGGATAGCCTCGACGCATCCTTGTTCTTGGGATCTATATCGAACTGAGCCATCTTGGAGTACAGATACGCGACTCGCTCTTGATGTTCCTTGATGTCCTTGGCATCCACCTTGACCCAAGCATGAACCGACCTCGATCCAGAATGGATGACAACCGAGCAAGGCAATTCAAGTGCGTTAATAATCGACCACTGCTCGTCCATCGTTCCGCTGTCAAACTCAATTAGAGCATGGCGAAAGTTTGTAACGTCATCTGACTTCCTTGAATCTCCGCATGGATTGATGCAGACATACGCACCAACGTATGAGTCTGGAAGCTCCACGCCAGAATGAAACTGATCCAGCCATTCCTCGCGGGTCTTGATCGTACCCTTGCCTGACGGCCTTTCCGATTCGTCTTGGTGTATGGCCCCGACAATACAAACCCGATCCCCCTCATTGAATGCGGTCAGCAGGAACCTCCTGACATCATCGGCGTGATGGCTAGGCTTCGGACATGGTGACAGCTCGATTTTTACTGGCTCATTCGACTTAAACGTACTGAAGCTCAACGGCTGTCTTGCCGACCTTCTGTATGCCGACTTAACCGCTGCCTCTATTTCCCTCTCTCGCAGGCCAGAGGCGAGTGCTGATGGGTACAGCTTGTCAATTGCCGACGACTCATCGATTCCGGCATCCCTCAATTGCTGCGCGGCTAGAAACAACTCCTCGTTGCGTTGCCCCTCATGCGCTCCGTTTGTTATGAATTGCTGTGTTCGTGTTGGTAATTTCATGTTGTTCCTTTCTCATGGCAAATCCACCTCGTAACCCTTCTTTGTCCTATATATCCAAACCTTGCAAGATGTTCCGCAATCTCCATTTTCCGCTAAAAGCATATTGGCATTAACATAACGCCATAATCCGTCAATCAGAGTTTCATCGGCAGGAATTTTGTATCTCTTAATATGTGAACAATCATAAGTGTCGCACCACACATAAGAATAATTTTCGCCCCAGTTATCGCATGGATGCACGCCCATGGCGACTGGATATGAAAATCTTAATTCATCTCCAACCTCCATTTTCGGGAAGTCAATTACGTCCAAGTCGTATGAAGCTATTCTCTTTATTTTTCTCATAATTAAAACTCAAACTGGCTCTGATTCAAGAGGGGAACAACACACTATGCATCCAGCCCCGCCACAGGATCTCCATGCGTACCACATCGCCAGTTAGTTATTTGATTGCCTCCTCTGCTGTATGACAAAAGCCTGGGAACAGGTCAAGATATTCTATGTTCCTGCCGTACCTATCTGCGGTATATATTTCTATGGTTATCCCGTAGAAGTCTGCATCATGCCATAGCTCCGAGTATGCCTTCAGCTTATCCGTTCGCAGCTTGGAATAGTCCTCAATCTCCATCAGTCCAATTATCTTTTTATCCTCATCTATCTTGTAAAGGTCTGGAAGATATTTATCTGCAACAGCAAATATAGATGCAGCCAGATCATGGTCTGGCTCATCCTTATCAAGCCACCTTGCTAGCGCATCAAGGACAGTCTTTTTATATCCAAACCTTTTCCAACCATCATGGGTCATGGCAATCTTCTTCGCCGCAATCTGCTCTAAGTCGCTCACAGCTCCACCGCCTTCTTCGCTGCATCCACAATCATCTCTGGTGTGATGTTACGGAGTGCGTTGCACCATAGTTGAGTTTTCGGCGTGCGGTTGGTCGCATCCTTACACTTAGCTTGGGGCAACCCACCCTGCGGCCTGCAAGGTGCATGTGGGCATACTTCTGGTGCAAACAGCGGGTAGGATTTTGGATAATACTTGACCCGATCATCTGGATCATAACTACCCCAAAGGGATATGCAGGCTGTGTTCAGTCCGGCAGCCATGTGATTGACTGACGAGTCAGGAGCGACGACAAATTCAGCGCCTTGAACTACTGGGAATAGGCTGCGGATGTTTGACGTTGCGTTGAACAAGTCGATCACGTTTGGATGATCGATCTTAAAATCAAGACTGCGATCCAGCCCGACGATGACAGCGTGATGATCCTTAAACTCTTCCAACAACGCCTCCACCGCCTTCTTGCCTAGCTGTGGCGGATAGGTGCGTGTTGGTCCCGAACTGCTGACGTGATAAACAAAATACTTATCTGGCAACGGCCACCTACCCATCTTAATCAACTCATCGTGGTCAGGCTGGACAACGTATAAATGTGGACGCTTGTACTTATCTTCCACACGCTTGATATCTCCTACTTTTCCAGTAATATCTGCAAGCAACCCTTCCGCGCCCATCCATAGGTAGATGCGGTCATAGTGATTGCCAGCACCTGTTCCAAGCTCTGTTCCACCAACCTTACCAGAGAATAGATCGTCCAGAGGAATGTGAGCATCGTATGAATCCCACGCCTCGGCTGTGGGTGGCAACGGAAGAATCCTAGCACCTAACCCAGCGTAGATTGGCATATTGCGAGCAGGACAGTAAATGTCCACGCCCCCACCCGAAGTCTCGACTAGGTAACGAATGATTCCGGTAGCCATAATTGCGTCACCAATCGCACCAGCACGATATACGGCAGTCGTTCCACCCTCGGCTCGGCCTGGGTAGTATGGTTTGATTCTATGAGGCACAGGAGTTGCATCATTGAATGGTGCGTTGACCAACTCGTCTGGTAGGATGTAGCTACAACGTGGCCACAACTTGTTATCGTCCACGATGTGGACTCCGTTTGTGTTGTTATTCCAGAGTTTCATTTATTATCCTCCATTACTTGATTTATGCATCTGATGATTTCTGACGCGACTTGCGGGACGATGGCGTTTCCGAGTCCTTTAATTCGGTCCACCCTTCTGGGTATCCCATAAGCCACTCCACAAATGCTGGATTTAATCCTGCGCCTTTTGCCATTGGGGTCTTCGATAAACGCCCAGTCCTTGCCATCGCTTCTAAACATTTGGATTGTTGACTGCTGCCTTGCAGTCTGTATTTGTGTTCGCTCGAAGTTGGGGTTGGCCATAAATCCAGAACACGACTCTTGGAAGTTGATCCAATCTGACTCTCTCTCTCTCTCTCTCTGCGCGAATCATCATTCCAGGGGTGTCCTTCCAATCTCTTGCGCTTGCTGTTGGCCACAATCCATACTCTGTCTCTTTTGTGCGGAGCATTGACGGCGCAAGCTGGAATAATGAAAGATTCGACTTCGTAATCTTGCGCCTCCAAGTCAGCGTGGATTCTGTCGAGTGCCAAGTTGACGATCCCAGCAACATTCTCACCAATGATCCAAGCGGGCTTTGCTTCCTGTATAACTCGCAACATTTCAGGCCAGAGGTAACGGTTGTCATCCTTGCCTCGTTGCTTGCCTGCGACTGAGAATGGCTGGCAGGGGAATCCACCTGTGAGAAGAGTGACTCCTGCGTATAGCTCGCCTCGTACTTCGCGGATGTCTTTGTGGCATGGGACTTCTGGCCAATGCTTTTTGAGGACTGCTTGGGCGTAGGGTTCGTTGTCACAGAAGCCAACTGTTCTATATCCATTCCATCTTGCCGCCAAGGCAAATCCTCCGATTCCGCTAAATAAGTCGAGGTGTGTCTTTTCATTCACTTTCAATAATCTCCTTACAAATCAAAGCCGCCGCATCGACCATCGTGATTATCTGGATCATGTCGATTGCACGACCATGAGAAGCGCGATCCCTCTCCACCACCAGTTTTTCTCTAGCAGAGAGAAGGATGTCGCGCCCCCATTTGAGGCGAGCTTTTGCCTCTGATTCCATTACGATCCTGACCGCATACGATACTTACGAGGCGATTTGTTACTCTTCCCAGCAGCAGAGAGTGCTATCGCAATCATCTGCTGACGCGAACGAGCCCTCCCGCCTGCTCCGCGCTCTTTGCCTTTCTTGCGGTTATCCGCTGCTAGTTCGCTCATATTCTTACTTACGTCTTTACCTAGTGGCATGTTAACCTCCTATGCTGTTTCCTCACCAACAACGTCATCCCACGTTGCCTGCTCTCCATGCCAGACCTGCGACTGCGTTCGCAGCCAGTTAGGTTTCTCGCTTGGAGTGGTGAAGCTTGATTCTTTCCAAAGCACATTGTTACCTGGAACAGCCGTGATCCG